ATGCCGTTTTTCAACGAAGCGAGCCGCATATATACACCTGCCGAAGTCGATTTTCTGCGCAGCTGCTTTACGAACGCAGCCGTTCTGCTGGAAGAAAGTGACCAGAATTATTCGGGCAGTGAACTCGCGTCTTGCATACTCATGCTCTACCGAAACGGTCTTCGCGATAAGGCCAAGCTTTCCGAACTTGCCGCAAGGCTAGCTCATCAGAAATTTTTCGTTCGCCACGATGTGACTGCACTGCATGCCAATTCGAACGATGAAGAAGGAACTTTACCCTGAGCACGCAGTTATAAGCCGTTGGTGTCAATGACCATATACCAAGCTTGGGAAATTGGCGCCTACCCTGCCCCCGTTACACCGTAGGGGCAGGGTCCTTTTAAACCGCATGGAAGCATGTAAACCCGTTGACTTTGTGAAAGGTCAACGGGTTTACACTTTTTTAAGTATTCATTATAAGAACCGCTTCATTGGCTCCGGGGGAGTTTGGCATGTCTCGCCAACATGATTGAGCCAAAGATCATTCAATTGTGTATGGGGAACGCAAATGAGTTGGATCATCTTAGTCGAAGCCGTATCTACGTCTATTTTAGCACTGATTGCACTTGCAATGATCTGGCAAGGGAAGTGATAATTCTGCACCGACACGCGCTTGACGTAAGGCTTTGTTTGCATATCATAATTTGAGCGCAAGCTTTTCAAACCGATGGAAACCCAACTTGCGCAGCCCCGGTCTTTGCATGCACACTGACCGGGGTTTACTTTTTTGACCGGATGGGTAAATTTTTGTTGCCCTTGGGAGAGAAGGGCTCAGTAGCCTTAACCCCGCACGGTTTTCGCTGCGGGGTTCTTTTTGATCAGACCTTTTTATCTGAGGCCAACACAGCCAACACCTGGTCAAGACGCTTATTCGTCTCTTTCAGCCCTTCCCGGGTTTCGTCGCGCATCTCCTTCATGCCGTCGCGCAACTGCTTCACGTGGTCATCAAGATCGACGCGCCGGACATATTCATCTCGAACCCGGTTCACCCTGTCATGAAGTTGATCGTCTCCCGCCTTCTGAGAATTGGAAAGAGAGCGAAAGGCCGCGATCAGCGCGCCACTGAAGAAGACAATCAGAGTGACTGCAGTTCCCATGAGCCATTTCAAGTCCTCACTCATTTCATTCCCCTCGCCAGTTCGTCATAAAACCCTGCACAACGATCAGTTCTTGCGTTCTGCCGGTCGAGCGCATCGCGTTCTCGTTTCAGGATCGAGCGGATTTCTGTGCCTTCGTTGAGTTCCGCATGAGGCTCTTTCGTTCGGCAGTCTTCTGGATAGGCCGGGAGCGTGACGCGAGCCTGTGCCACGCCCTGCACAGTTGCCGCCTGTTTCAACTGGCGATCAAGGCTTGAGCAGCCAGTCAATGTCAGCGCTATCAAGCCGACAAGAGCGGCCTTCATCAGCAAGCCGTTTCTCATAGGCTGCTATCTCCTGTTCTGATTGTTCTGCTCTGGCTGTTTCTGCCGCGCGTGCATTGGAAAGCTGTTCCTGATAGGCCGAGATGACATATTCGCCTGCCTTGATCTGGCGCTGCATTTCTGCGGCTTTTGCTTCGGCGGCGATGACTTGCGCCTCCTGAACGTAACCCTGCCGCGCCTCGCGCTCGATCATCGGATCATGGATCAAGGCGTTGAAGCCGAGCATCAGCACGATACCCGCCGCCAGCCCTGCCCCGATCTTGAGATAATCCAGAAGGCCGAGCATCAGTTCAGCCCTTCAAGGCAGAGCTTGCGCTCGTCGGAGCGGCGATTGACCAACCCGTTCACAACTCGACCGCCTGCTTTGTTATAAAGCGAGATCGCATCACAGGCCCGCCGATAGTCGCCAGCATTGGCATATCGAGCCACGGATGAGCGACAGAATGCTCCGGTGCCGATATTGTAGGACAGCGAGAGAAAGGCGACATAGGGCTTGTCCGGCACTTTGTCCGGCGCAGTCAGGCATTTGCGCATACCAGCTTCGAAGTCAACCAGAGCGTTGCCGAGCATCGCCTTGCACTGATCCATCGTATATCGGTCGCCAAGCTTTACGCCTCGCGTCTCACCGAAGCAGACAGTAGGCAGGCCGTTTGCAAACTTGTCGGGATAGGCGGCAAGTTTCACGCCTTCCCATGCTCCAACAAGGGCGACCGCCGCCGCCATGACGGCGCCAGACTTCTTCAATCTACTCTTCATTTCTGAATTCCTTCTGTGAAACGATGCGCGCAACAAAGGCCCCTGCCGTGATGATCAGCGACAGAGCAGCAAACGCGCCGGTTGGGATGGGGAGAGCGTCACCGATCAACGGCAACACGACTTCAAGGCCGGACAAAATTCCGGCGAGCACAAGCAGACGGATGCTCCACGCACGCGCGAGCACCCGCTTCCAGTCGGAAACGAATTTCATGGGCTGTTTATCTTTTGGATGGCCGGCAGCCCTAGGACTGCCGAGGGTTATTGCGAGCGTTCGCCGACACTAAAAATTTTCATTCTCAGAGCCTTGAAACGCGGTGCAGCATCACTAAATCGGAGCCGTCATTCCAACACACTTCGTTCGATCAAATGGAGGTTTCGATGAGCGACCGTTTGTTTGACAGTCCAGTTTTTGTAAAGGACGGCAAATTTCTGATCAGGGAAATCGCAGGCCCTATTGACGCAATCGATTTTCTTTATGAATGGCCACAGGATGATCGCGATATTATCTATGAAGTGGCATGGAGCGCCTGTTGTGACGCTCACAGCGGGCAGAAACCGCTAATCGTGGCGCAAAACGCCTTTGAAGGCTTCGCTCGAAAACGCAACATTCTCGAAAATCCAGAGGCTGCTATGCCGTGGATGACCTCGCATGGCAATGGCGGTGGCCGCGTTCCGGTATGAGGCAGAACGATGGACTGGTATTTTCTAATTGAAGGTACGATCCTCGCTGCGCTGCTTTGTGTCATTTCAATGCTTTTCTGGGACACCAGACGGCGGCAATAGCTATAACCCCGGCTAGTCCGGGGTTTTCTTTTGTCCTTTCGGCAAAGAAAAACCGCCTCAATTGGCGGCTTGCATTGATAGGTGTGTTTGGATTAATTAGCCCGCGTCATGAACGCGGGGCAGCTATGGTATGGTTTAATGTTCTTTTATCGATTGCGGCATTGGGGATTGCGGCGGTGGGCGGACTGGCTCTTTTAACATTTGTTATGAATCGCAGATGATAGAGAAACCGCGGCAATTTTGGCATTCGGCAACAGGCGCATGCATAAAGTCCAGAAACAAATTGTCACAATTGACCTACCTGTAGCCACGTTGTAGCCCGCTAAGAAGAAAACACATTCCAGCAAGAGCGGCGAT